CAAGACCGACATCATTACCGCGAAAAACGCGATTTTCACCGCGAGCGGTCGACAGCCGAACGTGATGGTGGTGCCCAGCACCGTTGCCAATCGGATGACACTGATTCAGGAAATCAAGGAAGAGCGCAAGTACGTGAATGACCTCACTCAGTCGGGGTTGCCCCGCAACCTGTGGGGGCTTGAGGTCATCGAGGTCGCCGTCATTTACAACACGGCGAACCCCGGCGCGGCGCCCACTTTCGCCGAGTTGTGGAGCGATAACATCTGGATTGGGTTCGTCGACCCGAATCCCGGCTTGCGCACGCTGACATACGGCATCTCTCCCACTCCGCGTCCGCGCACCGTGCGCACCTACCGCGACGAGGCGCGTGCAGGCACGTGGGTCGAGGTCAGCTGGATTTACGACTTCACTGTCGTCGCGCGGGAGTGCGGCTATATCCTGCAGACCGTGTTCACCGCCTAATGAGAGGTGAGCGATGTACGCTGACCTGCAGCTGATGCGCAGGCTCGTGCGCAACGTGCAGAATGTGCGCGACGAGGATTTGCAGGCGTTCGCTCAGGTAGCCGAAGCGGAGATTGACTCGGTGCTGAGCACGACGTTCCAGCTGCCGTTGCGCCCGGTAGGGGATGGCTACCCGCCTCCCCTACCGACGGTCGCGGCGATGCTCGCTGCGGCGTTGCTGGAGGCAAACGCATTCAGCTTGAGCAACCTCGGCGCGACGGAGAATCCGTATGCACGTCAGCTGGCAGAGCGTGCAAACGGCTTACTGCAGGCGATAGTGTCGGGAAGCGTGGTGTTGCCCGGGCAGAAGCGCGTCGGCGGTCGCCCGTCGGCGTCGGCGGCCGACCGGTCGCAACGGTTGGTGAGGCAGCTGCGCCAGTTCCGCAAGACGGGTAGCGTATAACGGGAGGTAAGCCATGCCTGAAATATCGGTGACCAACGTTACGGGGTACACAGACAAGCTCTGTGCATGGTACTTGCAGGTGCAGAGCGGCTTGGGCAACGGCTCTTCGGGCGCAAGTGGTAAAGTGCAAGACATGATGGACATATTGCTGAACTGTGTCAATTACGACGAGCTCGACGCACTTCTGCGCCCCACGAAGTCATTGCTTGACGCCAGCATCTTCACGAACTTCGTGTCTGGCACGGTTCCCGTGTTTCTGTCTGCGCTAAGCAATCTATGCGGGCGGAGCGGGCTATCAGGCGTAAGCGACCTGAACACGTATGCGACCTATTACAATCTGCAGTATTCCACAAAGTGGCAATGTCTATTTAATCCCGTGTTTCGCAGCGTGTACGCGCTGTGGCGTGGCGGTACGTACCCGTCGCCGCACAATGTGTATTTCGAGGTGCTTCAGGGTAGCCAGTACCCGAATGCCCTGCGCAAGCTGGTGGTGGGAACCGGGCAGACGGCGGGCTATACGATCGACGAAACGATGTACGCAGGAGGGTTCCCTTACCTCAAATGGAGCGGCGTGAGCGGTTCGGGCACAGCTACGGTATCGGGCACATGGCGCAAGACCGACGGCACAACGGCGACCGGTAACGGCACCGCTAATGTATCCGGTGCTTCGGGTTCTGCCAGTATCACACCGCCGTTTAGTGATGCATTGATTTTGTCGTGCACCAACATCTCGGTCAGTGGAATCACCGCCGGCACGCTGTATGTCGAGGCACGCGTACCGTCTGGGCGCACGAATCCGCCGAGCTAGGAGCGCTTGATGATAGACCTGACGCCGTTGCTACAATTGAGGCAAGAGCTGGAACGGAAAGCACGCGACCCCAAACCGTTGCTGCGTGCGGTCGCCAACCGCTTGCGTGCGGCGTTCCGGGCGAACTTTCGCGAGGGCGGGCGTCCGCCGTGGAAGCCATTGGCACCAAGTACCATTCGCGCCAAGACTTTCATGGGGTTACCGTCCCAGATACGCACGCCGACGGGACGCAAGCCTCGCCGTCTGATGCAACGGAGCCCGCTGACCGGGCAGATGATGTTGGAGGCGACCAACATTTTGATTCGCACCGGCAGATTACGGGATAGCGTGTCGCAATCGTACCACCCAGACCATATCACGCGCATGGACGGTTGGAATCTGGAGGTGGGAACTAAGGTGGAGTACGCCATGTACCACCAACACGGCACTTCGCCGACGGTGATTCGCCCGAAACAAGCCAAAGTGCTGGCGTTTATCGGCAACAACGGCGAGATGGTATTTCGGCGTGAGGTGCACCATCCCGGTCTACCGGCGCGACCGTTTTTGACTGTGACAGCAGACGATGAAGCGGACATTGCCGACATCATCTGGAGCTGGTTGTTAAAAGACGAGGAGGTGGCATAAATGCCTCTGGTATTCGGACGACGCGGTTACCTGAAAATCGGCACGGCTGTTTACCCAACGTTGAACGTGGAGGTAGCAAACCCGCGTACGCTGATGGTTCCGCCGATGGTGGGACGCGATTGGCAGTGGAATTACGCCGACGGCGTGCGCGTCACCAGGCTCAGCGCACAGATACCGATACGCGACGTGGCTAACGAGGCTTTGTCTTCGACGTTCCTCAATCTGTTTTTGTCGCGCACGAACGGGGATACCAATACCGTGACATTGGAAGCGGACGACGGAGCGCGGAAAATTACCGTATCCAACGCCAAGGGCGAGTTTCTGGGATTGTCGGTAGGCAAAGGTGATATGCTCATCTGGAATGCGACTTTTGTCTCCCCGACAGCGCCCACGTTCGCGGCGCGTTCGGCATTTACCGCGCCAGACGCTTCGGCTCCGCTCACCTTCCAGAACGTGTCATTCAGTGGCGCGGGCGCCGAGGTGTACAGCTTCGAGTTCGGCGTGACCAACAACCACGTGGCAAACGCACCGATTACCGATAACACCGGCGCCAACGTTGGGCTTGGGGCACTGTCCTATGATGCGGGCCTGATGCAGGTCGGCGCGACGTTCACGTTCAAGACGCAGACGGGCTCACCGATTGCCGATGGTTCGTCAGTGACGCTGACCATTAGCGGTAGCGGCAACAAGACGCGCACGTTTACGTTCCAG